AATATGAGATGGACTTTAAAGTCACCTGAGGTTTCATATCTCCTGAGTAATCGTTTGATATATTTGAAACGCTTCAGGTCTTCCTCAAAGTCCTCATATGTTACGGATAATGGATTATCATAGTGCTTGATAGCAAAGATCATCCAGTTTTCATGATTTAGTTCGTCAAATTTCATTCACGTATTATGCATTATTATGCATTGTTAACTGTAGTTAGGGTAGCAGCAGTAGAAATTACCTCAACACCACCAATGGAGTTGTTGACTCTAACTCTGTACTGATTTCCATTTTCAGTAGCTGTAAGTCCAGTAAGTGCAAGTGTTTGGTTAGTAGCACCAGAAACATTTGCGAATGAACCACCGCTATTTGTACTAATCTGCCATTGATAGGTGATAGAAGCACCAGCACCAGTTGATGAAGCAGTAACACTGAATGTGTTAGCAGCAGTTGCAGCAGTAACTGTTAATACAACAGCAGCACCGCCACCTCCACCAAGTGATGAATCAGCGATTGTGATTGTCTCGTTATCAACGTAACCTGTACCACCAGATGTCTGAGTGACTGTTGGTGTACCATCAGCAGCAACCACAACTGTGAAGTCAGCACCTGTTCCAGATGCATTACCAGCAGCGTCAGTTACTGTGTATGTTCCAGCAGTTCTAGATCCATCGGCAGCACCATTACTGGTAAATGTACCAACTGCTCCAGCAGGGAAGTATACTGTAGCGTTAGCAGGTTGAGAACTAATTGTAATAGTAGAAGTAACATCACCTGCATATGCGTCATCGGTAGCGTCACCACTTACCTGAGAACCATCTTTGAATGAAGCAATACATTCTGCCTTATGGCGAGTGCTACCTGCTGCATCAGTATAAGTTCTGTATGACCACCATCCAGGAGAACTCAATCCCTTTGCCTTATTTTCTGCGAGTTTTGCCTCTGCAAGACTAACACCAATGATTTGTGTGCTAGCTGCTACAGAGGTTGCTCCTCTCAAGATGAAATCTGATAGTGCTTTAGGAGCAGTACGACGAACAGCACCTGCTAAAGAAGCATTTGTTGCTGCTGCGTAGTTTGATCCTAGAGTAATTTGAGTTGTACTATCTACACTGTTGACAAAGTAACGAACTCCGCTGAGTTCAATAATGTCGCCTGCGTCGATAGAATCTGCAGCGTTTTTTGTGACGGTTGCTGATCCGCTAGTGACGCCGACTGCATTACTAAACGTTGCAGCGTCAATGAGTCCGAGGATTGGCATGGTTTTCTCGTATTATTTTCTGTATTTTATTTATAAAACTTAGTCTCTGGTTGCTAATGCAGACTTAACTGTCTCCAATAACTTATCATCCATGTCTGTCTTAGTAAGCTTTACTGCTTTTCCTAAGATAACTAGACACAAATCAATTAATTTGTCTCCTAACTCTGAATCATCAGGAATTTTGGATACTGCATCAGATACAATTTTAGATGCGAATGGAAGTAGAAATGATAACATGATTAAATTTCAACATTGTTTACATGTTTATTTATCTTTGTTCTTATGCTTCCATGCGGTAGCGTACGCGATGGACTTCTCATCCTTCGATAGTTTACCGTCTTTTGCGTATGATCGTTTGATGTGTTTGATCATACGCTCATACTTTTTTCCCTTCGGTGCCTCTTCTTTGACGTAGATATCCTTTTTCTTCTTAGGATTCTTCTGGTCTTTACCGTCATCAATCAAGGGCATGACCTCTACAGTCTTACTCTTTTTATTTTTAGGCTTGTCGTCTTCGCAAGCCTCAGTTACTTTTTTGAGGATCTATTCTTAGCAGCGATGATCTTAGTAACCTTCTTACGACGTGCATGTAAGAACTTATCAGACTTATCTACATCACCATCATTGTCGATATCAGCGTCTGCCTTACCAACTGGATCAAGTTTCTTCTCACCTAAAACCTCAGCATTCTTAGCATCGTTAACAAAATGCTCATGCATTCCCTCAACAGTCACTTCTAATTCTTCAACAGGAACGTTATGGATAATTGTACCGTGCTCACTGATAATATCGTAATGAGTTACAGTTCCGTCTTCTAAAAGAGTGTGCTCACCATGAACTACATCATACTCTTCCTTCTTATACTTAACTTTCTTAGCACAGTTGTGCTTTTTAACCATCTTACCAGATGAATCCTTCTCAAAATACTCTCTCATACTAGAGACAAAGTACTCTTTCATATGAAAACCCTTGTCGTCACAATGATTACATCCTTCACCCTTACACTCAGGGCACTTAACCTTATGTTCTTCTTTTACACAGTTAGGAACAACTTTACCACCTTTCTTTTTAGTTCCTGATGCCTTATATCCCTTCCAACATGTAGATGCACCAACGTTTTTACGTGCCTGCTTCATGCTTTCATCTAAAATTTCTCTCTCGAAGATGTAAGTCTCTCCATCTAATTCAAAAGATACCTGTTCTTTCTTAGCAGTTTTTGCAGACTTTGCAAACGCATCTTTTGCTGGATAATCTGAAGATCCTGGTTTTGCAGGTGCTTCACCTCTCTTTCTCTTAGCATGTATGTTAGCATAGAGACCTTTTTTTCCTTCTGTAACCTTCTCTTCTCTCGCCACTACCTTTGTAGTATCTCTAATTTCAGCACCATGAGACTGTTGAACACCACCAGACATTGCTCCTTGTCCTATAGTCATAGAACCTACAAGAGAAGTAGCAGGATCTGGACTACCTGCTTTTTCCTTAGGGTCTTTAGTAGAAACGTCATCTCCTTTCTCTTTCGATTTATCACAAGTAGGAATAGTACCTGTATCGAAAGCGGGTTTCTCGTAAGAACCAATCGGTGTCTCAACTTTTTCTTCTTCTACAGTGGACTGTTGGAATGTATCACCATCCATCCATTGCTTGTAAGAACCGATTAAAGCTTCAGATAGTCCGTCGTTATGTCGCACTGATGTTGATGGTGTTTGCTTGTCCATGAGTAAAAAATAGTGTTCTCCTTGGTTTATTTATAACTTCATTTACTTCCCTAATGTCTCGAACCCACGCTCGGAACATATCATTTGTCTCTGTTACACAGATTACATAGTTGGGACCAGTGCGAATGATCTTGCCTTTTGCCCCAGTATTCACGTTCATAACAGTTTGCCCTTCAATAAAGACATTACCTTTACGGAAGTTCTGCCTAAGAGCTTGTTCTTTGATATCCCTAAAAGTTTTCATTTGAAATTAGCGGGTAGTCTATCAGCGATGTCTTTCATCAATGATCTAGTTTCTTTATCTGATAGTGTCTTAGGGATTCCTTGGCGAAATGCCTTAAAATCTCCACTGTGTGCGGCACGTCTCATCTTAGTTCCTGAGATAGCAAATGTATCTCCGTCCGCGTCCCTACTACCAGAAGATTCAATATAAATTTGACGAAAAGAAAATTCGGTACCATTGTATCTATGTAGGAACTTCATGGCGTTAACTCTATCAGACCCTACTAGAAAATGAACCTCATCATATCCTCTCATCATTAAATCTTGCATAATTGATACTGGTTCTCTAGGTCCAGAAATAATTTTACCTCGATGTTGAGGAAACATTTTGTTCATATAAGCAAGTTTCATTGAGGGAGGAAGAGGATTAGTACCCTTTAGATCATTAGTCTGAGAGATATAAATTAAGTAATCATCTGACCCTGCAGCACGTTTTACACTTTGAAAATTATCAGCATGACCAGTGGTAGGTGGTTGAAACCTACCAAATGTAAAGTAGCAAACCTTTCCATTTAACGCCATTGCTTTTGTAGAGTAAAGTTATTGTATGCAAACTCAAGACGGTTGACGAACTTAATCATACTTCCGTCTTTATGAAGGACATATCCCTCAGGAGTAGTAACCTTATATCCTTTTTCAGTTTGAACAAACGTTCTAAACTCTTCCAGGTGATCGAGTTTATCTATAACCATTTGCTTGACTTCTTGTAGTTCTTTATACAGAGAAAGCATAGCTTTAAACTTGGTTTGATTCTCCATAAGATAATTCTCACTCTTGTATACAAGATTTCTTTTAGCAACAAGATTTTTTTCTGTCTTGATCTTAGATAATTCCTTACTCATCTTTTCATGATAGAAATTAGTGAGGTTTTCTAGAGTCTGTGGTATGTTTCCTATCGACCTAGCATTTTTAATCTCATTATTAAAGAACTGTTTGATATATGATGCAACATGAAACTTATCATCTCCTGTAGTACCAGACACATCCACGAGTTCATTTAAAAAATCACCACATAACCTACACATACGTTCAATATTTTTAATCGAAGTCTCAAAGTTGACCATCTCTGCACGACTAAAACCAACTTTATGCATAGGTGTATCGTTCTTTACTATGAATACATCATTAGAGTCTTCAATATCAGCACCTGCTTTTGCCTGCATCGTAGGTAAGTCAGATCCTGTGTAGTGTGTGTGAAATACTACTCCAATTTTTGCTCTGCTCGCTTTTGTTCCAAGAGCATGATGCATAGGAATACCATAGGTAATCGTATTAGGTCTAAATGTGTATAGTTTTTCTCCTTTAATGGTTTCATTTCTTAAATCAGTTGTGAATAACAAGTCTCCTTGAATGACTCCAGTAATATTTAACTTACTAAAATATCGGTAAGAAAATTTTAGTTTCTCTGCTAGATCTCCAGTGTACATTTCATCTACATCCTCTTCAGAATAGCATATCTTAGGAGTATCTTTGTTAAAGACAGACTTAGTGCCGACAAAAAATATCTTAGCAAGAGGATCTATACCACAAATAACAGCAGGAGCACCATCCCATTTGGTCTGCATAAAACCACTGTTCTCTTGATGACCTAGCATCTTCTTTAGTTCCTCAAGAAATGAAACTGCTGCTATGCATCCATCAACACCATAGTTTAGCATCTCATCTTCTAGGTGTTCTAGATGTTTGAGTTGTTTAATGTTAGCCATTAGTCGTCGTAACCGTC